TATCAGGACCCTGACGGATTGTTCCGCCAGACTGGTAATGCTGGAGAAGAACCAACAAAACCTCGATGAGATTGAAAGAGAAGTCTCGGGAGAAAGAGGAGAAACCGATGAGTGGGACTCAGATAGACTTATTCGTAAGACGCTATCATATTGTTTTCCACCCAAAACGGAACTTCTCAACTAGCTCCCGGATGGTTGGACTTACAAGAAATGATTGAGGATTTACCCTTAGTAACAATAAGACAACAAGTGCCACAATCTTGAATATCAAGATTAATGCACGAATTGTCTGTTACAATGGTTAAATACCTCAGATCATTCCTATGCCAAAAGGGCCGCCTAATATAGTTTTCATTTTTATGGATTTTTATATTTTTCAAAAGGCGGCCCCGAAAATCAATCACGCGATACGAAGGATCCGGACTTGACACGCATCCGCTAAACATGTTAAAGTTCCCGTCGAACAAGTTGTCGTAATATAAACGGCAACCGCGTTCGTCCCGGTCGAGGTAATATTACCAAGAACGGTGGTGGGGATAATAAATGATGTAGCAGCGAGCGCGCCAAACGAGCCTTGTGTTTTATACACAGGACTTGACGCCGAACCGTCTTTGTAGATCTCTACAGTAACAGTAATATTCGCACCAGTGGTTACCCCGGCACCTGACGCAGAAATGACGGTCTCAATTGCATAAGTACCAGAGGGAAGTGTAAAACTTCCTCCAGTATTTGTGATATTGATGCCATCAAATGCAGTAGTGTCGAAGGCAACCAACTTCGCAACTCCAGTCGTCTGAGACATGGCTGAATGAAGCGTGAAAAGGCTAGACGAGCCGACACCTCCAACGGTTCCAGCAGACGGGTTTTGTGGGATGTAGAGATCTACATCATACTCCACCCAAAGCTTACCAATGGTAGTGGTGTCGGCACAACCAGCCAGGCCAACGAAAAGTTGACCCGCATCATAGGTCTTGAGATCAGACGAGGAGACGGAAGCTGATCGAACGAATTTACGAGGACCCATAGGGAACATGTCTTTAGAGGAGAAGACTAACGTCTGATTCCTCCAAGGCACATCTTCTATAGATCCGGCCATCATGGCCTGTAAAACCTCGGTTGAAGGTGCGGAATCCAAGGCATCATACTCGGGGCTCAAAAGCACAGAACCAGCATACGTAGTTGCACAACGCGTCACATAGTGAAAGCGTAGGGAACGAAACGTGTACTGCTCATAGCTAGGAGCCACGGTAGATAGCCAAGGAAATGTGGTGGCAAGACCAGGGTTTAGAGCATAGCTCGTGACCCCATATGTCGTGTTACCACTCACTGTCGCAATCAACTCCTTGTGAATAATCCGACTGCACTTAGCATTCGAGTTAACAATAGGGGGTCGATTAACTGTAGGGGAAGAGTAGGCAACGGCGGCTCCAAAGGAACCACCATTCTGCATACCCTTCACTGAAGATCCATTAGACTGTTTGACGGTCTTCTGATTCTGATTCGCGTTTTGATTCTGGCTTAAACGGGCCAGCTGACCTGACGTGTTCTTTTTATTCTTCTTTTGTGCCATTGTATGGGATACCACCCGGCAAAGGTGCGACTGTACATCGAGGAGGACTATGGGAAACCACAGTGGAGCCGTGCAGTCTGTCGGCGTTTAGGGAATTAAAACATCCTGAACGTAACTTACGACAAGACTGCATGACCCCACTTAGCACGGAAATATTAAGGCACCGAAGTACCACCGTTTTGGCTCCTTTATACTCCCCAACCCCATAGCCCGAACCATTATGGCTCGGGGCTTTCCGAGTCCGCTAGAATCGCGTCAGTGAGACGGCGGTTCGAGCAGACCCGTAGAGTTGGAGTGTAAATTTCTCGAGTACCCATCCTGAGAACCTTGTTAGAGGTAAAGGATTGACGAAAGTCTTCCTTCACCTTCTTAGTCGGAAACTTAAAATTAAGCTTCGGACGATCAAAGTCATAGGGACGGGCCAATATCGGATATTTATACTCCTTCTCCTGCAAAGGAAGAATACCCCAGCCATAGGGACCATAGATTGGTTCCAAGGAAAGTTGCGGACGATATCGGAAGTAAAGGGGTCGCGAAAGCAGCCCCCGCTCCTGAACCAGTCCAAGACTGAATCTAGGAGGAACTTCGTTCTTCTTAACAGCGGCCATCACAATTTCTTTTAGGAAATAAGCCCACCTACGCTGAAAAGAAGTGATTCGATTACCTAAACCATCTGGAAGCTTAAAACCTAGACCTCCCCTGCCAAAGGGAAGGAATAAGTTGTAAGTACCGGATAGAGTAGCACGTTGAATCAATTCTTTATTATAATGAAGAAATCTCCGGTGAGTTCGACAAGGTCGAACAGAACCAGGGACCGTTTCATTATACAGCGCCCAAATAGGAGCATCCTTCGCGGCATCCCGACCCGAGAGTTTTGACTGACCAGTCAAAAGACCCGTGTTGAGATAACCGAGAAAGGTAAAGCTCTTATTGGAAAAGGTATATAGCTGTGAATTCACAGTTAATACTTTTGGGTGGACATAGTTCTTACCAAGAGATAGTGAGAAACCTACCTTGGAAATCTCTTTAAGCCAGAGAGAGTATAAGGCATCGTTAGATCGAAATAGAATATCATCCCCATTCACAAGAACGGGGAGGTCTTCCATTGGGATCTGACGTTGCATATATTCCTCTAGAGCAGCCCAGTAGCAACACAAGTTGACGGCACAGAGAATTGGAAAAGATAAAACTGATCCCATTAACTGTCCATTGACCTGCCAAAAGCTATCAAGGAATCCTGCTGACTTTTTCACCATCTCGTCAGGGTAATTTATATGTTGTTCATAGAGAACATCACGTAGAAGATCCTTATCGAGATTCTCGAGTTTTGAACGTTGTAAAGACGTCTCAAACGCGAGTTTAGTGAAATTCAAGTTCAGGCCATCCGTTGCAGCCGAGTAGTCACCAGAGACCCAATCTGGGAAATCCAAGCCAAGCTTAGATTCCCTAGAAAGGAGACCCTGGAGATCACTCGGATCCAATGGACGACCCGTCAGCGAGAATTGTGGGAACTTCTGAAGATGAGACCAGAGATCTTTTTGGTAAAATCTGGAAAACCAGTACCGGAAAGAATCTCCTTTTGTGATAAGTCTCACTTTCAGAGGTTCACACACTGCTGAAACCTTCACTTCGTGAGTCCCCATCGCTGCAAAAGACCGAACTTCATTTAAAGTTGGGGCGGGTACACCGTACACCGCCTCCACTTTACCTTGGAGCAGTCTCCTGCATAGATAGGAATTCAGGGAATGAAAGTTCCGCTTGAAGAGTCCTTCGTATATACTCTCGAGCTCCACCTTCCGATCTTACCGCCTGCCAGGAGGCAGCCGGTGAGGCTTCGACAAGTCGAGGCTTGGAGGGAGGAAATCGCGCATAGAATCGATGAAAATAAGGGATGTACTCGAGCAAAGCTCGGGCACTTTCCTTAGGGGGGGTCGACAGGGCAATCTTGTGTTTGTACATTGCATCCAGGATAAAATCCGGAGATACAACAGCACAACCACGTTTGACGCCTTGTAGATATCCCGCCCATAATCGAGTGTTTCCCTTGGAAAAGGAAATAAGTCGATTTTTCAAGATTCTACGCATCTTACCTCGAAAGATAAGAGGAGACGAAGGAAATCCATCTGGAACCTGAGGGAGTTCCTGATGAAGGTACCGTGCCATTGGCCATGACACGGAAAACTTCGCGAACTTCACAAAAGATTCGCGAGGCCAATCTTTGGCTTGTAAAAACAAGTCGAGTTGGTCAACCAGTGGAAGTAATCCCACCTTGGGTATGCTGTCATTGAGGACCTCCAATATCGCGCGAGCGAGATAGAGGGCTTCAAAGATGGAATCCCCAGGGATACTCCACACGGTCGGTTGTTTTCTTACGCCGCCGAGTTGAGGGAGACACCTTAGAAATAGGGTACTCACTCGCTCGGACTTAGCGCGGAAGATAACTTCTCTTCCCGGACCACTCCGGGATAGGGAGCCGATCATCTCATCGAGAACTGTCAGTCCTTGCGGATTAGGCAAAGTCTTTGGTTTCTTT